CAACAGGGACGAATATAAAAGAAACTACAACAGAAATTTCCAAATGATTAAATCAGAAATTCTTAACATCACATCACCCGTATGTCTTTTTCAATTTGCATGGTTAGTTGAACCAGATACCAAGTTTGATGCTTCTGGTATATGGCAGGTTGAATGTCTTATAGATCCAGAAAAATCACAGGACATTGAAGAACAACTCAATGGTTTATTGGACAGATGGAAGTCACAACTTAAAATTGCTAACCCAAACAAAAAGTACAAGCTTGCACCTTTACCCTTTGGTTTTGAAGAGATAGATGGCAAACCATACTTCAGAGTAAAGACCAAGATGAAAGGTGGTGGAGTCAGAGCAGACGGCACGCAATGGAAACAAAGACCACCTGTTTTATTTAATGCTGATGGTTCTCCTATGTCAGAGGACCAGAAGGAAAAAGTAAACAAGTGTGGTCCTGGTACAACTGGACAAGTCAATATGCGTTGCAGTGGTTGGGAAAATCCTAGCTTTGGTGTTGGTATTAAGATTCAACCAGAAGCTGTGATCATTCATAACCATGTCGAATACAATAAAACAGCACAAGGCTATGGCTTTGAAACAGAAGAAGCAACCCAAGAAGAAACTCCCAAAGTCCAAGGCTTTGAAACAGTTGCAGCAGGGGACGAATTTTAGAAGTAAGTTTGAAGCTGGTATTGCAGCAACATTACAAGCAGACAAAGTTCAATTCTCTTATGAAACACTCGATATTGACTACCAAATCAGTTGCACTTATAAGCCTGATTTCATCCTTGACAACGGCATCTGTATTGAAACTAAGGGCTTCTTCTCAAAAGAGGACCGCAGAAAACATATTGCGATTAAGACGCAAAGACCCGAGTTAGATATACGATTCTGTTTTCAGAATAGTAAAACAAAATTGAGTCGTGGCAAAAGAAGTTTAACCTATGCAGCTTGGGCTACCAAGCATGGGTTTCTTTGGAGTCATGGCTCTATTCCCAGAGACTGGTATGAAGAACAAAAGCAATTATGTAAGGAAGACAAGCTGCCCTGAGTGTGGCAGTAAAGATAATATGGCTATCTATGATGACGGACATGGTTTCTGTTTCGGATGTAGCTATACCTACCACCCACGAAAAGAAAAACCACGAAAATCTTTTATAAAAACTGTGAAGAAACCATTACTGAAATTTGTTACACCAAAAGCATTACCAAAACGTGGCATTACACAGGAGACATGTGAATTATTTAATTATGGAATCACAGAACATAATGGAGTACCTGTGCAGGTGGCAACCTATGAAGATAATTTAGGCAGACCATCTGCACAACACATACGTTATCAGAATAAAAGATTTATATGGCTAGGAGATGTCAGTAACCTACAGCTATGGGGTCAGAAACTATGGAGACAGCAGAATACAGGTAAGTTGTTTGTCACTATCACTGAAGGTGAGATAGATTGCATGTCTGTTTCACAGGCTCAGGGTAACAAGTTTCCTGTAGTTAGTTTGCCTTCTGGTTCACAGTCAGCTAATAAATATATAGCAGCAAATTTAAAATGGTTATCTCAATTTGTACGCATAGTTCTGTGCTTCGATAGTGACGAGCCTGGTATGGTTGCTGCCGAAAAAGCAATTAAAATCTTACCTCCTGGCAAGGCAGCTATATGTAGACTTCCAAGAAAGGATGCTAATGAAATGCTCCTCAATGGAGAGGGGGAAGAACTTAGAGATCTCTTATTCAGGGCAACACCTGTTAGACCAGATGGCATACTTAACGCCAGTAACCTCTGGCAAGAACTGACAAAGAAAGGTACTAACAGCATCTGTCCTTTTCCTTTTCCACAATTGGATACTTTTACCAGAGGTTTTCATAAACAACAGATGGTATGTATAGCGGCAGGCAGTGGTACTGGAAAATCAACTATCTGTCGTGAACTGGCTCATCATTTTATAAAGAATGATCTGACAGTTGGATATATAGCTTTGGAAGAATCAGTACAGAGAACGATGCAAGGCATCTTAGGTGTTGAGGTAAACAAACCACTGCATCTTGAAGAGAATATTGAACATGAAAGTTTGAAGCAGTCGTTTGATAGGTTGTTCGGTACAGGAAAACTATTCTTATATGATCACTTCGGTTCTATTGATCCTGATAGATTAGTCGAACAGATACAGTATCTCGCTACAGCAGAGGGTGTAGACGTTGTTATCTTGGATCATTTAACAATAGTTGTGTCAGGAATCTCTGATTTAGATGAAAGAAGAGCCTTGGATGTGGTCTGTACCAAGCTCAGACAGGTAGTTGAATCCACTGGTATAGGTTTAATTATTGTTTCTCATCTGCGTAGACCAGAAGGTAAAGGACATGAGGAAGGTAATAAGGTTTCTCTGAATCACTTGAGATCGAGCCATAGCATAGCCCAGTTGAGCGACTTGGTCGTGGCCTGTGAAAGAAACCAACAGGGAGATGTAGCTGAAAGAGCAGAATTACAGTTGCGTGTGTTGAAGAATAGACATACAGGAATGACAGGAGCAATAGACAAATTATTGTATGACGATAAAACTGGAAGGTTGGTACTTCCTTTGGACACCTACTTTGGAGACTGATGACTTTATTAATTGACGCTGATTGGCTGATCTATTCTTCATGCTGTGCCTGTGAACAGGATGTTAGATGGAATGAAGACTTACATACATTGCATGCTGATGAAAGAGATGTAAATGAAATGGTAGATGGCAGAATATCTCATTATCAAAATATCGCTGAAGGTGATAAAGATGTTGTCATGTGTTACACAGAATATCCAACATTCAGACATACGATCTACCCAGAATACAAAGCCAATAGAAAACATAAAAGAAAACCATTAGGGCTAGGAAAAATTATTGAACAGACCAAGGAACGGTATCAATCTGAAAGCTACTCAGGTCTAGAGGGTGATGATGTTATGGCTGTACTTGCCACCAGTAAGAAATATCCTGATCCTATTGTTGTGTCAGTTGATAAAGACATGAGATCTGTACCCTGCACACTGTTAGCAGGTGATGACATGGAACTTATAACCAAACGTAAGGCTGATAGACATTGGATGATACAGGCTCTTACAGGTGATTCTACTGATAACTACTTTGGTATAGATAAGGTAGGACCAGTAACAGCAGAGAAGATACTTGGTGAAGCGAAGACACTGGAACAGATGTGGGAGAAGGTAGTAGCTGCGTATGAGAAAAAGAAATATAACTTTGCTGATGCTGTTCTTAATGCACAACTGGCAAGAATATTGAGAGATGGAGACTTTGATTTTCAGACAGGTGAAGTGTCTCTGTGGACTCCATAAAAAAACACCTACCTACGAACCGTAAGGTAAGTGTTTTATTCGTGTTGCTTGTATAAGCCTATTCACCTTATCACATAAATTTAAAGCTGCTATACTTTATTATCAAAAGTGAACTACAATACTTATAAATCTTATTAATCATGTCATCTGAAAAGCTTCCAGTGATTACAGATGAATTGATCTTTGCCTTAGATCAAATCTTTCCTAACCGTCATCCTGACTTGTCTTTATCTGATAGAGAGATATGGTACAAAGCAGGGCAACGGTATGTTGTAGATTACCTGATAGAACAACAGGCAAGACAAAAAGATACCATGCTTACACAAACAGTTCTGGAGAACTAACTATGTGTTTATCAAGAAGACCTCCCTCACCACCACCTTTACCAGCACCAAGGCCAACAGCACCAAGGCCAGAACAGACTGCTAAGAATGTTGTGGTTGGTTCTCAAAGAACAACGGAAGGTGGAAAGAAAAGACCAAAGCGTTCTAGTATGAGATTAGGTACAGAGTCATTAAGAATACCTGTAACACTCTCTGGTAACTTGAGGTATTAATTATGTGTTTTGGTATAAATAATTCTGATGGTCTTGGTAGAGCAGTAATTTCTAGCAAAGCAGAAAGAAACGATGCTCCTGTTGTAACAGGCAGACAAAGAAATGTTGAAAATCCCATTGATACTTCAAAAGTTACAGCACGTTTAAAGAAAAGAAGATCAGATGAAAGGTTTGCACAAGGCCAAAGAAATCTTTCTGGTAAAGGTAGATCACCACTTGATCTCAAAATAATGTAATGGAGTATTCAAACCAACAAGGACAAACTGCTGCTGGTAGGTATGCACAACTGCAAAGTTCAAGATCTACCTTCGATAGAGAAGCAAAGGAATCATCAAAGCTAACGATTCCTAGTCTCATACCTGAGAGTACAACAGGTACAAGAGCTAAGATAAAAACTCCCTTTCAAGCTGTAGGTGCTAGAGGTGTAAACAGTCTTGCATCCAAACTCTTATTTGCATTACTACCACCATCAACTGCCTTCTTCAAACTTAGTATTGATAGTCTTGAACTGTTGAAGCAAGGACAGGAAGGATTAGAGACAGAGATAGATAAAGGATTGCGAACAATAGAAACAGCTTTGATGAATGAGATAGAGATCTCTAACGACAGAGTGGCAATGTTTGAAGCACTCAAGCATCTCATTGTTGGTGGGAATGTTCTTCTCTATCTCACAGATGAAGGACTGAAGGTATATCCACTGTCAAAGTTTGTATGTAAAAGAGATGCTGTTGGTAATGTATTGGAAATCATTACACAGGAATCAGTAAGCCCTAATGCCCTTTCACCAGAGTTCTTAGAACAGATCAAAAAGAAAGAGAACTACGATGAAAAGACAATGGATAGTGACCTTGATATATACACATACGTCAAGAGAGTAAATGATGACTTCATGTGGTATCAGGAATGTAAGGGAGAAAAGATACCAGGTACTGATGGTAGATCAAAGGTAGATGTATCACCTTGGATAACACTCAGGTTTGTTCGTATTGATGGTGAAGATTACGGTAGAGGATATGTAGAAGAATACAGAGGAGATCTTATTAGTTTAGAAGCTTTGATGCAAGCAATAATCGAAGGTGCTGCCGCATCAGCTAAGACTATATTCCTTGTAAATCCTAATGGTGTAACCAGAGCAGCAACACTAGCTAAAGCTCCCAACGGTGCAATACGAGAAGGAACTGCTGCTGATATATCTGTTATGCAAGTAGGGAAGGGAGCAGACTTCCAAGTATCTTTCTCTGCCATACAAAGGATTGAATCAAGACTTGAATATGCTTTTCTCATGGCAAGGTCAGTACAGAGAGATGCAGAAAGAGTGACAGCAGCAGAAGTTACCATGATGGCTAATGAATTAGAGAACAGTCTAGGTGGTATCTACAGCATCCTTACACAAGAGTTTCAACTACCATATTTGAAACGTAGGATGCACATGCTCGTCCGATCAGGTAAAGCACCGAAGCTTCCAGAGAAATTAGTGAAACCTAAGATAGTTACTGGGGTACAGGGTCTTGGTCGTGGTAATGATCGGAATAAGCTTATTGAGTTTATCGGAACAGTAAGTCAAGCTTTAGGTCCAGATATTATGCGTCAATACATGAATGTCGATGAAGCTATAAAACGGCTGGCAACTTCTATCGGAATAGATACTGCTAACCTAGTGAAGACACAGGAAGAGATACAGAATGAGATGGAAGCTATGCAACAGCAGCAGCTTATTCAAAGTCTTGGACCTGCTGCTCTTGGATCACCATTACTTGATCCTAAAAACAATGCACAAGCACAACAACTAGCGGAGGAAACTAATGCCGAGCAAGAAGCCTAGTACAAAAACTACCAAACCTGATACAGCAAAAGCTGTTGTCAGTAAGTTAGGTGTTAATGATCAACCTAACCCAACCAAGCCAAGGGTGGTGCAAACCAAAAATGGCCGTACACTTACTTATAGTTAACAAATTTTTATGACTTCATCCCAGGTAAATGTCTCTGAGACACCACCAATGTCTCAACAAGATTTAGAAACATTAGCAAAAAATGAAACTGATGAGAATGGTCTTATCTTAGGTAAGTTTAAATCAGTAGAAGATTTAGCTGCCAGTTATAAAGAACTTGAAGGTAAGCTAGGACAGGTAACAGAAGAAGATCAACCACAATCAGAAGAAGAAACAGAGACTACTGACAATACTGAATTTAATGCAGAAGAGTTTTATGGTGATGGCCTTGCTTCTGTATTAGAAGAAGTTGGTATTGATC